CCGCTTGGGCAGACGCAGAAATGTGTGTCCAGTAACTCGGTTTGTGGCCGGATCCCACTTGACTTTATTCATCCCGATGGCCTGCGATCTGTAGGCTATCGTTGCCTCCGCGGCGTATTCATAGGTGAATCTTTGATTTGGACGTGAGGTCTGCTCACTTAAGTGTGCGCTAGGCCAGTGCCATTAATCACCCGTATAAAAAGTCACGGAGCCCTAATAAGGCATAATCGGAAATGGTGTACATGGTTTCATGCCTAATCACACACACTCATGCCTGGGGGAGCAAGATAACAGGATAAGGCTGCTGGGAGGTGTTTTGATCGGTCATTACACTGAGCTCCAGCCGGACCTGGAACGAAGCTCTATAACTCGGATACCTGTAGGGTCCGATGAACTGGAAGAATGGCGCGGCGGTACCTCCAAAGGTTGGGTTCATACACCCTAGCTGCCAAACCACGTCGCTTGGGCCACTGCTATAAAGGGAGTGAGCGGCTTCCATCCCAGATCTACAAGGTTAACGCCTCTTCACTGGACACGGTGCGGTGAGGGTAGTGTGATGAAGCATAGTAAAAACTTTGTGCGCGCCACGGAAGAGAAGGCACTCGCAGGCTTTGGCAATTGGCCTGCGTTTTATAGCTGTGGCATTGGATTCGTAAGTCTCCTCTAGCCACCCCGTACATGGGAACGTCATGCAGGCTGACCCCTTTAGTGGAGTTTAACCAGCCTCCACATAATAATGGATGTGTGAACGCCCCCTCTGTTGTAGATTCAACTGACCGGGTGCCTTATGGTTTTGCCATAGGGTCCGGCGCTTGATCCCGAAGGCAAAGGGGGGAAGTAGCATGACATTAGTGGAGCAACGGGAAACGCTGCGAATGGGGTGACAGAAGCGCCGCAGTGCATGCATGGGCGTAAAACTGCGCAGCACAGAATGGAAACACAAACAACAACAAAACCTGACCCCGCACCTTGCTCAGTTCGTCATGAACATGTTCGCTCTAAGAAGGAACAATGTGAGATTGACCGCAAGCGTCGTGTTAAGGAGATCAACAAAGAGCATACATTGACCCGCAGTTCTGCTCGCACGTCCAAGGAAGCGAATCATCAAGCCTACTTGGATCAAGGCAATCCTGTGGACCTTTGCAATCCGGACAATTACGGCAAATGTCCCCCGGGTGTGGCAACGATCATAGTGTCGGCATTTACACCTGATTCTGAGACATATGACCCAGTGTTCCACACGTTTTGGAAGAAACGTTGCTCTAAGTCAATTGAACCTTTGCTCACTGAGTTGAAGGGGATGGATGGAGGCGCAGTCCTTGCATGGATCAGTCACTTTGCTGAGAAAGAGCATAAACCTTTGAGAGTAAAGCAGACTGGTTCATCGAGTTCTGGTGCTGAAGAGCCCATCCCTGAAGACATCCCTGAGCTGTCAGAAGAGGAAGTGGAAGTAGTGCCCACTCCTAAGAAGGCCACTAAGATTCCGTTGGTGGCCACACGTTCTGTGGCTGGTCCCCCTGATGAACCCGCATTGGTGGGACGCGTTGTGCCAGCAGATGATGAGACCGATGTCCGATTCGAACAAATTGCTTGGGTTAATATCGATCATCGTCCGACTGGCTACCGTAACATTGCGATACTTCATCGAGACATTGTTCTTCAACATGTCTGTCGGTATCGCCGCGTGTCGTTGTGGATTCTACCCGTGTTGGCTTTTGTTGCTTTTGTCTTCGCGGGGCGCTTGAAACCTGCCTTAATAAGCCTGGCCATTTCATTGATCAGTGGGATGTGGCGTTATCGACCTCAGTTGGCTCTTAGATTTCCTAATTGGCTCAATGAGATCTTTGATGTCATCCCTGATGATGTGCAGGATATGCTGGAATATGCTCGAATGCACATATTGCTTGTTAAGGTCGTGTCTGCTGAGAGAGTGGTAGCCGGGTTCTGGTTGGAAGAACTGTTTGCCCAGTACCCTGAGGGTTGTGAAATTGGCGCTGCTTTCTCTGTAATACGTCGCTCAATGCAGTATTACATGCCCGACTCTATGTATTCTGTTGTGATGGCGGATACTGTTGCTGAGTATGCAGACATGGTTCGGCGTTTAAACACAACGGTCCTGGCTCGCGAACACCAGTTCGTACCATTGCCGGTAGAGCCTGCAAGTGTGTCCTCGGATATCGCGTTGGCGAACAACCCGAGCTCCCGCCTCTTGCACAACCAGCGTGTGTCGAGCCAGGGGATGTGCGTGTGTCTGAGTTTGGTAATAGTCGTCACCATGATCGTGATTGCGTATACGTTGAGCTCCCCGCGTGTGGCTGCCGCGGCTACGCTCCAATCGCGCCAGATCGAAGAGATGCTCTTGGACAGTGCAGTGCGCTATTCAAAAGAGTCTCACCCGACCTACCCGTCATTAATCGACTGGTCCTTGACGACTTTGCGTGTTTTGTTCATGAAGTTGTGCAGGCAATTCCTCCTCTCGCTCCAAGAGATATTTTGGGCTTCGATGAATGGCTTGACACAACTGATTACAATACAGGCCGCAAAGCTGAACTACACGAAGCTTATGAACGAATGCGTGCCGGTCCCCCTTCAGGGTATCATAAGCGACGCGTTAACAGCTTTATCAAAACAGAATGTTACGGTGAATTCAAGTACCCTCGCTGGATCAATTCAAGGAGTGATGAGTTCAAGTGCTACTCAGGACCTTACTTCAAGTCTATTGAACGCATCCTCTATCGCTCAGGCATTTTTGTCAAACATGTCCCGGTACCTGACCGACCCGGATTGGTATTGGGACTTAAATGTGACGGAGCCGAGTACAGAATTTCTGACTACTCTTCCTTTGAGGGCTCTTTCCGGCCTGAGATTTTGCGTTGTTGTGAGTGTGAGCTATATCGTCATATGCTTGTTAACCTGCCGAAGGTTGGCCGGCAAATTTCCTCTTGTATTTGCGGCATCAATCGCTTACGTACTCGTTCAGGAGTGCGCTTCGTGGTTC